CTTCAATTTCTCCTCTAAGCTGTTCTGCTGTAGGGAAATACTTTACGGTATAGTCGGTCATCTCTTGAGTGAGAGTACCAATACTATCCCGGTGCTGTTTAATAACATTTAAAGTATTTTGGTAGTTTTGTTTGTCTTGCTCTTCTAATTGGTCAATTTGTGCAAATTCCCAATTAGTACGCTCCATGTCCCGTTTATGTGCGGCTATCTCATTATCCTTAGCTTTTACCCGGTCCTTAGCGATAGATTGTGCAGTTGCGTAGATTGCTAGGTTTACAATACCTTCAAGGATTTCTTTTTTCTCTTTATCGGTTGCAATAGCAAAACGTCCGGCACCACTGCTTTGGCTGAACATGATACTGTTTACAAATGTTTTGTAGTCAATACCGATGAGCTGCTCAATCATTCTGTTTGTCTCTATTGAAGACTTCCCGGTGATTTCTTGGTCATCACAGAAGAGCTTTACTTTATTTTTAAACTTGGTATGCTTACGATAACGCTCAATACGGTATTTATGCCCATCCTTGTTACCTGTAAGGATAACCGCTGTATTTTTACCGATCTTGTTATTTATTACCTCATCAGCTTTTAGTCCTTTAGAAGTAGTATCATAGAGTCCGTATACAATGCTCTCGATGATAGACGTTTTCCCGGCACCGTTACTCTTAAACTTGTTACTGGTAAGGTTCTTACCTTCAATGAGGACTAGGCCACGATCTTTAATTTGCAGCTCAGCTTCTTCAATAGAGAGAAAGTTTTTAATCTTAATAGCTTCCCATTCCATTAGCGGCTTCCCTCCTCTTCAAACTCAAAGCAGTCAAGGATAGTGCCAATCTCGTTAAAGGATTTAACCGCTACTTCCTCAGTTTGCAAGTTTTGTATCGTGATATAGCTTGCATAGGTTCCTCTATGGGACCCTGCTGCTTTAACTGCAATGGAAAGATGAATCCGATCTCCCACCTTAAGGTTTTTAAACATTTGCGCTTTAGTCTTTTTATTAATCTTTACAACCTTTTGTACGTTGCTTTCTAGCATTATTGCCATTCTGTTTCCTCCCAATCTCGTATTCTGTAACTAGAGTATAACACTGCCTGTATTTCCTGTCAACGGAAAAAAGACAAATTCTCAACGAATTTGCCCTAAGATGTCCCAAAAGTTTGAATAGTATTTCCGACTGCTTACCCAACCCTCATTATCTACTTTTAACTTAGAATCCATTTCTGTGTCGATACAATCAAAAACATAGGTACCGTTAGCCTCTATACCTTCAAAAATAATATGCGTTAGAAAAGGGAATGCCTTTTCTAGTTTGTGTGTAATTTCCATTTCATTCATCGTGACATAGCCTCCTTTAGAATATCCAAGCAAAGGTCTGTAACCTCTGGGTGAAATTCTTTACAGTAGGCTTCTACTATTTGAGACTCAGAAGATGCCATATCAATCTCAATACGGGTTTCTGTTTTGTACTCCCGCTGCACCTCTAAACGGATATTGTCTGCGTCATCTTTTAACACTTCAATCTGTGTAGCCATGTCCTGCGGAACAACAAACCGTACATAGTTATTGTCAATTAGCTCCTGTGCGTTAGACGGTACTTCTGTAAGTGTAATGAACTTTTTATTCTGTAAGGGTATAAACTCCGGCTTGCCGCCTTTGTCGAAGTCGATGAGGAACACTCCTTTGTCTTGCCCTTCATCTGCAAAGCTCGTTTGAATCGTGTTACCACCGTAGAAAACATTATCCAGTCCTCCTAGGAATTGTCGTTTGTGGTAGTGTCCAAGAGCTATATAAGTAAATACATCCGGGAATAGATCACCAATTTTAAAAGCTCCTTCTAGTCTGTGGCTGTAACGTCCAGTTTCAGAGCCATCTACACCAACATGAGCTACCAGTAAAGATGGATATTTACTCTTGCTAGCCATGTCGGCATAGTCCTCTATACACTTCTTAAGATACTCAGTATCGTCAGAATAAGGAATGGCGAAGAACAAAGAGCCTTCATCAGGTACTAGGTTATATCCCGGTGTGTCATAAACCGTCACATGTGGAAGGTACTGAAATGTTTTTAACCAGTGCTCTGTAACAGTTTGGTTAGTCCGGGAGTCGTGGTTTCCTCTGACGAGATTTGTTTTAATATCTCTATTTCTAGCAATGACCTCATATACAGCGTTAAACACTACATCGTCAATCTTGCCCCGCTTATGGAACATGTCCCCGCCAAAGTCTACGACTGCATCTTTCTCTCTAGCAATATCAAACACTTTTTGTAATGTTTCCATCTGAGCACGGAAACGGTCATTAGGATAATCTGGGTCCGGCTTAGCAAAGTCCTCAAATACGTGTGCATGAAAGTCTGTGAAAAATACTCTTTTTTTAGTCATTATATCAACCTTTCTGTAATTACTTTGTATAGTTGAAATGCGTCTGCATTGTTTTTTCCTGCCCACCTACCTGCATACAGCGCAGCAGTTCTATCGTTCTCAGATTCAAACATTAGATATTTCCACTTAGTCCCGGACATTTTATATGCAAGTTTGTACTCTACCATAATGTCACCAATTCCTTGTTACGGAGAATATAAGATTAAAGAATAGACCAATTGCACCTACAATGCAGAAAGTAGCTATAAATACTGAGTCATAAGTAGTACAGTCAAGTCCGGCTGCTAACAGAAAGTCAGCCAAAAAGAATTTAATCCAGTTATTACTTACAAAAATTGTCTTCTTTTCTTTATCAAGTTTTACCATTATCCTGCTTCTCCCCTTTGTCTATGAATTGAATTGTTAATTTCAGCCGCATAGTCAGGAGCCGGAACTCCCTCTTTTCTTTCTTTACGTCTTCCTTTGAATGCTGCATCTGCGGCACTTTCAGCAGCTTCTAATACTGCTTCATGTTCTGATCTTTCTTGTTCTGTACGGTAATCCCGGACTGTCTGGGCACTACCGACAACCTTGAATCCTAACATTTTGTCATATGGCCCTTCAGGAGGGTTACGGACTTTATCAGCATATAAGCGAATAAAACCTGCTTGATATTCTTCAGGTGTTTGGTTAACGGTTAATACAAGCTCACATGCGTTTTTCTTACGGTGAGAACCTTCCATATGTTCAGAAGTACGAATTTGAGCGGAATAAGCAGTACGGTTCATCTGAGCTGCTGCCCACATAACCACGTTGTAATCTTGTGCAATCCTACGGATTTCTTCAAACAAACGTCCTCCGTCTTCCGCTACGTCCCCAGTTGCTTTAGGGTTACGAAGTAGTTCAGGATAGTCGATGATAACTACGTCAATGTTTACACCTTTACGTAGAACACAGTCAGAAATTAACTGCTCTATTTTTGCCGGAGTGATTGTGTTAGGACCGTAACGAGCAAAGAATAAGTTTCCGAACTGATCACGGTTTTGCTTAATAAACCCTTGCAACTTATCAAAGTGTTGGTTATTAAGTGTCCCACCTGTTAAAATATCACTCTTGTTTTGTCGGAGCATAGATTGTTCAAACTTTAAGATCATTCTGTTTTCTAATTCCTCTAGGGCAATAAACAGAACATTATATCTTAGTTTTGTATAGTTGGTTGCTAGATTGGTAAGTAGTAATGTTTTACCAGTACCAGAAGCGGCTACGATCATAGCAAGCTCCCCTTTAGCCAGTCCACCACCGTTAAGGTTGTCCACTGCTTTAAATCCAGTAGAGATTGTGTTTTGGAAAATGGTAGCTAAAGCTTGTCTCTTGTATTCTGTATCATCCAAGACGTTAATGATTTCCTGTTGTCTGCCGGAAATATCAATCATCATAATGCTTCTAAATTCCTCAGCAACTTTTTCCATAAAGGATTCGTTTTCAATATTCACTGCGGATTTTTTAAGCAAGTCGATGTACATATGCTTACGGATATATTTTTCAATTTGTTCATCAATAACATCGTTATTCCCGGAATCCCGGACATCATAAATGTCATGAATCTTATTGAAAAACTTCTGCTGCTCTTCCGCGCTCTTCTTCATGCGGTCTAGCTTGTCCTCAGCCAAAGTAAGCAAGGCCTCTTCGGTCAACTGGTTTTTATTAGTTTGATAGTATCTCTTGATGAGGTTAGAAATTTCTTTGTAGGCTTCGTCATCTCCAAAGATCGAAAGCGGTGCTAATGGAAGCACCTCTTTGGAAAAGATGGGAGATTCAATTGATTTTCTTAATATTTGTTTCTGTATTGGACTTTCCATGCTGTCTTACTCCCCCTTAATTCTGTTCACCGTTAAGCTGCATTACTTCTATAGCTGCACACAAGTTTTGATCTCTGTAATGTTGTATAAGATCATCTAACAATGTGTGATATTTTTTCATGTCCCCTCGAAGAATAACCTCGTTTAAATCGTATTTACCAAGTATATCGTTTATAGCATCACTTATTTCTCTGGTTAACTGTGCTCTTCTGCGTATAATTAATTGTTTGGTAATGCGTTTAGGTTGTGCTGCTAATCTTCTTCGTTTTTCTGCTTGCCTTAATAAAAATTCCCGGTCAATTTCAAATCCCATTATTACTCCTCCTCTGTTGTATCTGTAAAG